GCCCAGCGTCTTCTGCTGGACACCGGTAACCTCAACATGTTCCACCAGTCGATCGGCAGCCTGACCCTGCTTGATGACTATCGTCGTTGGCGTGACCGCGTGTTCATTGATGAACTCGCCAAAGCCGAAGCCAATGGTGAAGCTTCCAGCACCCAGGGTGGTTACTACTTCCCCGGTGGCAAAACCAAAGCTGCCAACGGTTCGATTTCTTACACCGCTGCTGAATACACCGCTCAGGTGCAGCAGTTCCAGGTGCGTACCGATCTTCTGACCGTTGTTAAAGACCTGCGTAAGCGCAACGTTCCTACCTTCGCTGATGGTCTGTATCGTTGCATCTGCGATCCCACTTTCATGATGCACCTGCGTCGTGATCCTGACTTCCGTGAGATCGCTCGTTACAGCGGCAACCCTGGCCAAGGCATGTACATGGGCAACCCCATGATGCCTAACAACGCCAGCTTCTACATGGGTCCCCAAGCAGGTCAGGGTTACTTCCTGGCTGGTGAGCCCGTGATGCCGACCGGCGTTCAGTTTGAAGGCGTGAAGTTCTTCGAGTCGACCAACTTCCCGACCAAGACTGTGTCTGCCACCTTCGCTAGCGATGGTGCTAACACCTTCTCTAACCAAGAAGTTGCTCAAGGTTACTTCTTCGGTCCTCAGTCGATTGGTGTTGGTATCGGCGGCCCGAACGCTCAGGTGCTGATCAACAACAACGATGATTTCAGCCGCTTTATCATTCTGATTTGGCAACTGTATGCTGGCTTCGAAATCCTGAACAAGGACTTTGTTACCACCGCATTCAGCTTCGTGTCTGATGACGGCGCCATCTGATAAAGATATAAATCCAACTTAAAGGAGAAATAAATGTCCTACTTGTCTTCCAAAAAGATCTATCCAGGTAACTGGACCAACGCCCTGAACGGCTGGTACAAGAACATTGATACCAACGACAACGGTACCAATGATGCTTCCAAGGGCGGCCCTACCTCGGTGCTGGCCGTCCCCGGCTATCGCTATTTCCAGCAGCGTGGTTACGTTGCTGTGGCTTGGGCCTCTGGTGATGCCGCCACCAAAGGTCAGACCATGGATGTGATCGTTCCTTCGCCTTATCGCCAGGACGACACCCGCCCCGACATCACCGGTATGGTGATCTCTGGCAGCTCCACCCAGCCTGCTTTCGTGTATCGCGCTGCGATCTCGGTTGCTTCTGGTTGGGGTGATGGTCGTGTTGCCACCGGCATTTATGCCGCCACTGGTAACGTCATCACCTTCGGTCGCAATGACAGCGGCCCTGTGGCTGTGACTGGCGTGGGTGAGCCTATTGCTCAGGCCAACCTGACCTCCACCGTTTCCGGTGATGCTTCGGCCAAGATTGTGTTTGCTGCTGGCTCCCAGGCCCTCAGCTCTACTCCTTTCCTGACCGCAACTGGTGCCACTGGCGTTGGTCCTTCCGGCGTCTACAAGTCTCTGACTGCTGCTACCACCTTCAAGGTGTTCGCTCGCGGTACTACCACTGACACTGGCGTGTCTGGTGGTGTGTATCTGGCTGATGCTGACAACAACGCCGGCCTGAAAGGTTACCTGGTGGTTGAAGTCTGCTACATCCAGCCTGATGACGCACCTGGCTACGAAGATATCGAAGAGTATATCCTCGGCCGCACTGTTAGCTGATTAGGTTAAACTAGGACCAGAAATTAAAACATCTGGTCCTTATGCTTTACCAGCACCGCAAAACTGGCGCTCGCGTCAAAGTTGTAAGCGAATGGGATAACGGCGATTGGTTCATGGTTGAAGACCAGGACGGTCGCCTTTATACCGCCTACAAGAATGAATTGACCCCTGACGAAGCTGCAACCAAAAAAGTTGCTACTCTTCAGGTTAAGGATAAGGCAGCCCAAGAAGAGCCTCGTACTTTCCCACCCGAAACACGTTTAAACATCAATACCGCTACCGCTCAAATGATCGCTGATCACATTAAGGGTATCGGCCTTAAGACAGCTCGAGAGATCAAAGATCTTCAGATGTCCTTATCGGGTGAGAAGTTTAATAGTCTTGAGCAGTTAAAACAAATTAAGCGTGTGGATTGGAACGCCGTGCTTGCCGCCGACTTAATCAGGGTTTAATCCATTTCACAAAGGAAGGCCCCTGGGAGACCAGGGGTTTTTTCGTTTTAAAATAAAAAGAAAAAGATAATGGCTGGTATTCAGTACTTTGGTCAAGTTGGCTCAACCGGCGTATCAACCGGTCCGCATAAACATGTTTATGTAAAAGAACTTGCGACCGGAAAGTATCTTGACCCAGCAACAATTCGTACGCCACTACTTGGTTTGCGTATTGGTGAAAAGAAAATACCTGCGTTAATTAAAACTGCAGACGGTAAGATTGACTTCAATCCGGCTGCTGGGATTACTTTAACTTCGAGGTATGGTCCACGCAGTGCTCCAACTGCAGGAGCTAGTTCTTTTCACCGTGGAGAGGATTGGGCTCTTCCAGAGGGTACTCCCATTTACTATGAAGGCGGCGGCAAGTTCATACCTAAATCCAACCAAGGTGGCTACGGTAATCTCGCAACCCTGGTTACAGGAGACAATAAGTATGAAATCGGCTTGGGTCACATGAAGACGCTGGGAGGTGCGTCTGAGCTTCCAGCAACGACCCTACCACTTGACCAACAATCCCCTGGCACCAGTGGAGATGATCTTTCAACTCTGATGTCACTTCTTCAGTTGACCAAACCCCGTCAAAAAACAGTTCAAGAATCTTTGCTTGAGCAATCACTTGGCGAATTACTTACTCCCAAGCAGAGCATGGCCCAACAATTCCTGATGGAGTACATGGGCTCTCCGATTCCAGGTGTTGGTTAAGTTGATACATTTATAATTAAACTATAACGAAAGGTAGACGTGCAATTATCGGAATTTGATAAAAGCAGAGTCAGGTATCACCTGGGCTACTTTACCGTGTCTGTTCCAGCGGGTGACTACAGTCGCTTGGAAGAAGCTATGAATACGGTTCCGGATTCATACTTCTATGACAAGGTTGTTATTCAGCTCGGCCGTTGTGATACGGCGGAGAAGAAAACCGAAGTTGCATCGACACCTTCTACACGAATTGAAAGCATCCTCGGTGACGTGGATCGTACAATTCGTTCAAGCAATGCCAAGGAAGCATTAAAGGTTTGGGACGAGATTTATCTCTACGAAACCAACCGTCTTGCTGGCATCCTCTACGTTCCTAACTATAAAGATCCATTTCAGGCTCGTTACCGTTATGAACGCTCAGGTGCGGAGTTTATTCAAGCTTTACCTGGTCCTGCTGATACTGCAGTGGGTTCTCGTATTTACCTTCATGAAGTTTGGCGTTAATCATGGCCATTGATATCTTTAAGGCTATCCAGAACGCAGGTGTTGTCTCCCCTGTCTTCCAGCGCCCACAAGCCAAGGCAAAATCTTTTGTAGAGACAGCTGCTGCATCTGCGCCTGCTTCCTCTCTTTTCAAGTGGCCAGGACAAAAGGCTCCATACGGCGCTGCACCTGGCGCCCAACCACAAACGCTTGCCTCGGTTTCTGATCCGTTGGAACGCGCATATCTTGAAGAAAAGAGTCGTGTAGCTCAGCTGGCAGCACAAAACCCAGAGCTTCAGCGTTACGAAGCAGCACGCAAGATTGCTGCAGCACAGAACGCTACGCCTGAGCAAGTGCAGTCTGCAGAAGATATCGGGATGCAGATGTGGGCAAAAGCCAATCCTGAACTCGCCAAGCGCGTCAAGCCTGGTCAATCTGGTTACGACGTTATTCAGGGTGTTATCAATGCAGGCGCCATGGGTGCGCCGGCAGATTTACCCTTCAACCCAGCATCCCTCCTGGGGACCAACGCAACACAAACCATCCCCAGCTATGCGGGCGCATCTGATCTGCAGCCGATTGGTACTCCACTTCCTCAAACACAGTTTAACACACCTCAAAACCAAATCCAAGCCCAGATGTTTAATCGCTTTATGAGCGGACAAGGACAACCTCCCGTGGCACCGCCTCCTACTAGCCCGGCGGAAGCAACTTATGCAGGCGCCACAAACGTTCAGCCTGTAGGCGGTATTTCCCTGGAGCCCTTCTCCTTCAGTACTCCTGCCGAAAAGCGCCGCGGTGATCTCTTCCAACAGCTTTTGAATAGCACGTTGTCTGTACAGTAAGTCAAATCTGGCATTGCTTTGCATGTAAGCCCAGCCGACTGGACACAAATCTTTTGATTTACGGGGGCCAGTGTTGTTGCTTTAAACCCATGATTCTCTGTCCCAAGTTTGTTAAACGAACCCTGACCCACCTCGCAACAGTACTAACGCTTCAAACAGTATTTGTTCCCGCACTCAGGGCAAGTTCAAACTGGGTAGCAAGTTAACAAGAAACCCATGTCCTACAACACCGAACAACTAAAAGAAATTGCG